TCGTCAAGACTTTGTTACTCCAATTGCAATGAGTCAGTATGGACAAGCGATGTTGGAAAACATTGGCATTGAATCTTTGTACGTTCCACACGGAATTGAATCTGTGTTCAAGCCTATGAAGCGACACAAAGGAATCACGGGTCGTGACTTCATAGACATTGGTGAAGATAAGTTTGTTGTTGGAATGAACGCAGCGAACAAAGGTGTGTCACCTAATCGCAAAGCATTTGGCGAAAACATTCTGGCATTTAGTATGTTCGCGCAAAAACATGATGACGCAGTTCTTTATCTTCACACCGATCAACTTGGTGCTTTGGGTGGAATCAAACTCATGGAACTTCTAAGTGCAGTTGGACTCAAGGAACATCAGTTCAAGTTTGTTGATCCTTACGTCTATCGCACTGGCATTGATCAGCAGACTCTTGCCACGATTTACACAGCGATGGATGTCTTGCTTGCAACTTCTTATGGTGAAGGTTTTGGAATTCCAACCATCGAAGCACAAGCCTGTGGAACTCCTGTGATCGTTTCTGAGTTCGCAGCATCAACTGAACTTGTTGGTGACGGATGGCTTGTTGATGGACAGCCGCTTTGGGATGCTCCACAAAGTTCTTGGTTCCACATGCCATCAGTGCCACGCATTGTTGAATCGCTGGAAGCCGCTTATGAACGTGGTCGTGGTCGCTCTCAGAAGGCTCAAGATTTTGCAAAGCCTTATCAGGCAGATGCCGTGTTCGAAACTCACTGGAAACCGACAATGAAGGTTTTAGAAGCCAAGGCTTTAGAACGGGCCTAGACGATGAAAATAGGCTGGTACACGCATCACATCGAGAATCAGGTCAAAGTGGCTGAGAATGGCTCTGTGGGTCACGAAGGGCTATTCACGGGGCAGTTCGCGGGCGGGGCAGAAATGTCAGACTACGAATACCGACTTCAAGCACCTTTAGGTTTTGATATACAGATTGTCACTCCTGACACATTCAATACACATTCAATACACCAATTTGATTCAGTGGTTGTGACTGGGACTGATGCGTTCTCAGATCAGCAACTGAACAGGCTCAGTGAGTACGATCCTTTTGTGTTTGTGCATCACCTGCAAACTCCAAGAGCAGGACTCAATGCTTTGATTCGTGGATCAAGAATGTTTGTCACTCACACTCCTGCACACATGCGCCGCGAACTAACTTGGGCAAAGCCGCGCAAAACTGGTCAGGTTCTTTCCTACTTTGACACCAGCAAATGCTACGACCACATGGACAAGAAACCATTTGCACTTTGGGCAGCGCGTGAACATCCCTTGAAAGGAAAGTTGAAGGCTCACGCATGGGCAGCACAAGCAGGTTATGAATTCAAAGCACTGACAGATGTACCGCGTGAACAAGTCCTAGATGCAATGGCAAGGTCTGAATGGTTTGTACATTTGCCTTTAGCATTTGAGTCTGAATGTCGTGCAGTCATGGAAGCAGTTCTTTCAGGTTGCAGGATTCACACGAATGAAAATGTTGGAATTACCAGCGTTGAAGATTGGCAAGATGCAGACGCATTGCGCCACATGATTGATAAGGCAGGCGACACATTTTGGAAACTGGTTCAACAATGAGAATGCTCACGATTGTTCCTACGCGGGGAAGATGCGACAACGCTATGCGATTGTTCGAAGCAATCAACGCAACTGCTGACTTCACTGAACTGATCTTTGCAATCGATCATGATGATGTTGCTGAGTACAGCGACTTGATTCACGCGACTGCAGGAGTGAACAACGTCAAGGTTGTCATCGCTGCTCGCATGGGTATGAACGGCACGTTGAATCACTGGGCTAACTGGATGGCTCCTGATTATGACTACATTTGCTTCATGGGCGATGATCACCTGCCAATCACTGCAGGCTGGGACACAAAACTATGTGAAGCAATTGGCAAAGAAGCGGGCATTGCTTATGGCAACGATCTGCTTCAAGGCGAGAACCTTCCAACTGCAGTTGTGATGTCTAGCAAGATCATTCGCGCTCTTGGATTCATGTCACCACCAGCACTGAAGCATTTGTTCCTTGACAACTTTTGGCTTGCAATGGGTCACGCATTAGGCAACGTAAATTACTTACCAGATGTGATCCTCGAACACCTGCACTACATAAACGGCAAAGCAGAACATGATGAACGATACGCAGCCGTGAACAATTCGGAAATGCACAATGGCGATCAAGTAATCTTTGCTGAATACATGGCTTCAAAGTTTGCTGAGGATGTAGAAAGCGTGAAGGCTTGGTAATGAAAATACTAATTACAGGACACAAAGGTTTCGTTGGTCGTCACTTCGTTTCAGCCTTACCTGACAGCGAGATCACAGGCATTGACTTAAAAGACGGCAACGACTGCCGCGACTACTTCAAGAACAACAAGACCAAGTTTGATCTCGTCATTCATCTGGCAGCAATCGTTGGTGGTCGCGCAACTATCGAAGGCGAGCCACTAAGCGTTGCAACTGACTTGAGCATTGATGCTGAGTTCTTCAACTGGGTGCATGAAACAAAACCAACTCATGTTGTCTACTTCTCGTCATCTGCTGCTTACCCAATCGAACTACAGAAACCAGAACACAGATACCGTCTTGCAGAATCTGACATCAGACTTGATGAAGTTAGGAATCCTGATCTGACTTATGGATGGGCAAAATTGACAGGGGAGTACCTATCACAGTTCATCACTAATTCAAAGATGTATGTGTTTAGACCTTTTAGTGGTTATGGATCAGATCAAGACGACATTTATCCGTTCCCGTCTTTCATTGATCGCGCATTGCGTCAGGCTGATCCTTTCGATGTCTGGGGCGATGGCGAACAGGTACGCGATTTCATTCACATCGATGACATTGTTCAGGCAGTTCTCTGGCATGTACAAACTGGATACGATGGCACATGGAATCTGTGTTCAGGTATCGCCACAAGTTTCAACGACCTTGCAGAAATGGTTTGTGAAGAAGCGGGATACAAACCCGTGATCAATCACATTCGAGATGCACCTGTTGGTGTTCAGTATCGAGTTGGTAATCCTTATGTGTCGCACCATTACTTCAAACCACAGATCAGCCTGCGTGAAGGTATTCGACGGGCTTTGGCTGAACGCAAGTAGAATATATCTAGACTTAGGAGTTTCAATTGGCACTTACCAACGCATACGCCACACTTTCACAAGTGAAGGCCGCACTAAGAATTTCGGATGCCGTAGATGACACACTGCTTGAGATGGCAATTGAATCTGCATCACGGGCTATCGATGGACATGCAATGCGCTCGTTCTATTCATTTGGAACTGCAACCCGCTACTACGCAGCAGATGATTCTTTTGTTGTGCAGACAGACGATCTTGCTGGAACTGCAATCACCTTGATGACTTCATCTGGTGGCGATGGCGTATTTGATGTGACATGGGCTGTTGGCGATTACCAACTAGAACCATCAAACGGATACACCGATGGTCTAACTGTTCCATACACACGCATTCGTGCAGTTGAAAACTACTTGTTCCCAGTTGAGTCAGAGCAAAACCTTGTCAAAGTCACTGGTGTCTTTGGATGGCCTGCAGTCCCAATTGCAATCACTCAGGCTTGTGTCGTTCAGTCGTCACGTTTGTTCAAGCGTCTTGACAGTCCACTTGGTATCGCAGGCTTTGGCGACATGGGCGCAATGCGTGTGAGCCGTTACCTTGATCCAGATGTTGAGCAACTTGTTGCTCCGTATCGCAAACTTATGAACTTTGCATAATGGCTCTAATATCTGAACTTCGAACTGGTCTTGCAAATAACCTTGCAACCATTAGTGGCTTGCGTACAACACCAACGATTCCTGACAATCCAAGTCCACCGATTGCTGTCATCTTGCCGCAAGGCGTTGAATACGACAACACATTTGGTCGTGGAATGAACACTTACACATTCGCAGTGACAGTCATTGTTGGTCGTGTATCAGAACGATCTGGTCAGAATGCCTTGGATGCTTACGTTTCTTCAACAGGATCGTCATCAATCAAACTGGCGATAGAATCAGACAAGACACTTAATGGAAAAGCATTTGACCTGAGAGTGACCGACTCCCGCAACTACGGTGAACTTACCGTAGGTGAGGTAACATATTTATCAGCAGAGTTCACAGTGCTTTGCTACGCAAACTAGGAGCAACAAAGATATGCCAAAATTCGCCGCCACTGATTACTCAATCAGCATCAACGGAACATCCTTCTCGACATCCCTTAACAGTGCTGAACTTTCCATCGAAAGCGACGACTTAGAAACAACCGCATTCGGTGGCGAATGGCGCACCCGTATCGGTGGCTTGAAGTCAGGTTCCCTAACACTTTCTTTCATGCAGGACTTCGGTGCAGCATCTGTAGATGCAACCTTGTATCCGCTACTTAACTCAGCAGCAACTGTTGTCATCAAGCCAACATCAGGAACTGTTACTTCAACAAATCCTTCATACACTGCTGTATGTCTAGTGAACCAGTACAGTCCATTTGCAAGCAGCGTCGGCGACATCGCCACTCTGTCTGTCACATGGCCAGTATCGGGAACCGTAACACGGGCAACGGCATAACTCATGAGAATAAACCTGCGCGTTGAATTCATAGATGGCAATACAAAAGATGTCACCTGTTCAGCAAAAGACCTAGTTGCGTTTGAAGAAAAATACAGTCGCAGTGTGGCGCGTTTCGAACAAGAGATGCGCCTCACTGACCTGTTATGGCTTGCATGGCATTCAGAGAATCGCACCAAGGCTACAACTAAAGATTTTGACTCATGGCTTGACGATGTTGAAAGCATCGGACAAAGTGATGACGACCCAAAATCCAAGGGCTAGGCGACTCTAGTCAGCATTGGTTCATCGCTTATCTAGCGTGTGAAACAGGTATTGCTCCATCTGTGTTGTTAGATCAGACAGATCGTATGTTGTTCACAATGGGAATGTACCTACGACACAAAGCACAAATGATGAATGGCAGGCAATAAATGGACAGGGTTCAGGTTTATGGAATTCCAGAGACCATCAAACAACTTGAACTGTTACCAAACAAACTGACCAATCAAGCACGCATTGATTTGCGAGTCGCTGCTGAACCAATGCGTGCGTCAATCCAGTCGTACCTTCCAGATGCTCCACCGCTTATGGGTCGCCAGTTTGATCGCAATGGCGGCATGAATCATAAGGGAAGAACTGGTTGGAATCGCGCTGCTATTAAAGTCACTGTGAAAACTTCTTTTAGCAAACGAACACAAAAAAATCAGACTGCACTTGTTTCTGTTTATGTAGGTGGCAAAAAAGGAACTTACGGAGCAGCAGGTTTGCAGATTGCTGACATGGCTGGTCGTCGTAACAAAGTCAAAACTGGTGGCAGAACCAGAGATTACGCCTACAAAGGTGGCACACGCTCCCACGCCATCAATGGTCAAGGTAGAAGCATGATCGAAAAACTACAAGGCAGGCCATCGCGTTATGTATGGCGAGCCGCAATGTTGCACATGACAACTGTCCAGACTTCAGTGCTTCAATCATTAGATAAAGTTAGTAAGAAAGTTAATCAGAATCTGGTGGTGAAGTAATGGCAATCATTGTCCCTATTGTTAGCGCATGGAACCCTGCTGGATTAAACAAAGCACTTGCTGACATTCGCAAGGCTGAAGGTACTTTCAACAAGTTTGTTGCTGGAACTTCTGGCATCGGCAAATCAATGTCGAATGTTGGCAAATCACTTTCGATGAATGTCACGTTGCCACTGACTTTGGTTGGTGCTGCGTCTATCAGAACTGCTGCTGACTTCGAAGTTGCAATGGCACAAGTTGCAGTTGCGACTGACACTCCTGTTTCAGGATTGAAGAACCTTTCTGATCTAGCAAAACAACTTGGTGCTGACACAATCTTCAGTGCTAACGAAGCCGCACAAGCAATGCTTGAACTTTCAAAGGCTGGCATTACTCCTGCTGAGATTTCATCTGGCGCATTAGCCAACACCTTGAACCTTGCCGCTGCATCTGGCATGGCACTTGCTGATTCTGCAGTTGTTATGTCTGCAGGAATGAATACCTTCAATCTTGGTGCTTCAGACTCTGTATCAATTGTTGATGCTCTTGCTGGTGCGGCTAACGCATCGGCTGCTGATGTTACTGACATCGCTCTTGCGCTGCAACAGACTGGACAACAAGCAGTTGCATCTGGTCTAACCATTCAGGAAACCACTGCTGCACTCGCTGCATTTGCTGACGCTGGCGTGCGTGGTTCTGATGCTGGTACTTCTTTCAAGACCTTCTTGCAACGTCTGAATCCTGTATCTGCTGAAGCCGCAAGCACAATGAAGAAACTTGGAATTGAGTTCTTCGATTCTTCTGGCAACATGAAAGACCTTAAAGGTATTGCTGCTGAAGTTGAACAAGGCTTCAAGGGACTTACACAAGAACAACGTCTTGCAGCGATGCAAACAATCTTTGGTTCTGATGCGCTTCGTGCTGCAAACATTCTTTACACTGAAGGCGCGGATGGAATTGCTAAGTACATCACAGCAACAAGCGAATCTGGTACGGCAGCAGAAATGGCAGCCGCAAGAAATTCAGGTCTTTCAGGTGCGCTTGAAAAATTAAAAGGCAGCATGGAAACTGCTGCACTTGTAATTGGTGAGCAACTAGCACCAACGATCATGGTGGTTGCTGATGCCTTGCAAAGATTCTTTAACGGATTTGCAAATCTAAATCCTGTAACGCAGAAAGCAATCATCTTCTTTGGTGGTTTGCTAGCAGTTATGGGGCCATTGCTGTTCATCTTTGGAACATTCTTAGGATCACTTGCAAACATTGCAAAGGTAATGGGAACCGTGAACTTACTCATGGGAACCAACATTGGCTTGTTTAAGGGAACTGCATTCGCAGCAGGACAGGCAACAACTGCTGTCACAATCTTTGGTCGCGCTGCGCGCATTGCTATTGCTGGCACTGGCATTGGATTATTGGTTATTGGTCTTGCTCAACTGATTATCATGATGACTGGTCTTGGTGATGCAACAACAACAACTGCAAACAAGTCAGTTGCTGCTGGAGCGCGTATGCGTAACTCTTTTGCAGGCGTACAAGATGAAATTGATGCAACGATTGCAAAGAATGCCGCACTGCAAAGATCATTGGCTTTTGGAAAAGAGTCACGCGATGCTGCACGTTCAAGAGGTCGCAACGAAGCACCTGCAAGAGTTATCAGCGTCACTGATCAACTAAGAGATTTGAATCTTGAATTAGATAAGGTTGGCGGCGGTGGCGGCAAAGCAGAAACTGCACTTAAGGGTTTGAGCGCGGCAGGCAAAGCAGCAGCAGTTGCAATGAGTCGCTTGTCTGGTGAACTCAAAATTGAGAGTGACAAACTCAAGGAAATAAACGACAGATACGACGCATTCAGAACATCAGTCACAACTGCAATCAAGGGCGTTATTGACTTTGGTGGCGCAATGTCTAACTCTCGCAACACACAACAGGCTGCTGTTGATGCAACCAAGGCACTTGCTGATGCACAAACTGCCTACAACACTGCACTAAGCACTGGCGATATCAAGGATCAAGAAGAAGCCTTGTCCAGACTTAATGAAGCACAAGCAACTGCAACTGCATCTGTAACTGGAAAGAAATCATTCCTTCAGGTTCTACAGGATCAAGCAGATCAGGCATCAACTTTCAGCAGTAAGGTTCAGACTCTTATCTCGATGGGTCTTTCTGAAGGTGCAATTGGTCAAGTGCTTGCAGCAGGTGCTGATGCTGGAACTGCCATCGCAGATGAAATCATTGCTGGTGGATCAACTGTTGTTGCAAAGGTTGATCAACTTGTTGCTGCCACTGCTAAGGCTGCAGAAGAACTTGCAATTGCTGGCAGGGTTCAGTTCTACGACGCAGGTCTTGCTCAAGGACAAGCACTTGTTGATGGTGTCAAAGCCGCTATTGCTGCTGCAGGTTTCACAATCAACATAGAAGGCGGCCTGATCAATCAAGGCGCGATTGATTTAGTGAATTCCACGCTTGCCAAATACAAAAAGTCAGGCAAGAAATTAACAAAGACTGAAAAACAAAAGATCACTGACCTTGCAAATCAACTTGGTGTCGATGTTCCTGCAATGGCTAAGGGTGGCATTGTCACAGGGCCAACTCTTGCACTGATCGGTGAAGCAGGCCCTGAAGCAGTCATTCCTTTAAGTGGCAACAACATGCCAATGGGCGCAACTTACAACATCAACGTGTCTGCTGGCATGGGTGCTGATGGTGCTGTGATTGGTCGTGAGATTGTCGATGCCATTAAGAAGTATGAACGCGCAAGTGGCCCAGTATTTGCGAGCGCGTAAATGTCAAACCCAGAAACAAAGGTATTCATTGCCTTCGATCTCACTGCGTCAGGTGGGTCTTTCTTTGCTCTTGATGATCCAGTGCGCGGCGTTCTTGATAGCCAGTATGTTCTTGGTGGTGATGTTCTGGTTGATGTTACTGATTACGTCGCTAGTGCTTCTATTTCTAGAGGTAAGTCACGCGAACTAGATCGCTTCACTGCAGGTAACGCATCAGTTACTTTGCACAACGATGATCGCACTTTTGATCCGTTCTACGAAGATAGTCCTTACCGTTCCCAGATTCTGCCGCGTAAGCAAGTGGTTATTGAAACCAACGGCATTCGCCAGTTCACTGGTTACATAGATGACTGGGACTTGACGTATGAACTAGGTGGAAAGTCTTACGCATCGATTAGTTGCGTTGATGGTTTCTTGCAGTTGTCTGCAACTCAGTTGGCAGCCTTTACAAACATCGTTCAGAAATCTGGCGAGCGCATTGAAACAATTTTGAACAGACCAGAAGTTGCATGGCCTGCTGGTGAACGTGACATCGATACTGGTCAAGAAACACTGCAAGCAGATGCTGTTACTGAGAACACAAATGCACTGCAGTATTTGCAAGTTGTGGAATCAACTGAGCCTGCATCATTGTTCATGTCAAAGTCTGGTGCAGTAACTTTCAGAGATCGCATCACAGTGCCACCACTTGTGGACACACTTATCTTTGCTGATGATGGTCGCGCTGAGTCTGTTGGATACAACAACATTCAAGTCATCTATGGTTCAGAAAACTTATACAACCGCGTGATCATCACAAGAGAAGGTGGAACTCCACAGGTTGCTGACAACCTTTCATCTCAGGACATCTACGGCGTACAGACTTTATCCCTAGACGGGCTG